GTTTACTGTAATAGATCCATTACAATCTCCATTACATAATGGGTTTGTTACTACAAAATTAGGTTGATTTAAGTTTGGTGGACCAGGAACAACTTGAACGGTATCTGGTCCTTGTCCTGCACCTGCATTACATGTTGACCATCCTGCATTACATGTTGGGTATTCTAAATGGCACGTGTAATAAGCTCCACCTTGAGGAGGGGTAACTGTAATTTGGTTTACGTTTTGAGCAATAGGAACAGGATTTCCTACTTGATACCAAACTAAAGTTGGTAAAACAGGTGCACCACTAGGTGTCCATCTCCAAGCATTGTTTACTGCAGTCCATTGAGTTGAATTTCTACCAGGTACTGTTACAGCCTGTGTTCCTGCTGCGTTGTGTATACCATGCACTGCAGTACCATTAGCCCATTGATTGCAACAAGGTTTATTGGCAAGATAACTTTCAATATAATTTGTAGATTCGTAAATTACTATATGAAATGTACCTTGTAAATTTGTACATGAATACATTGGTACACCAATCCAACTTACTGTTAATTTTCTACATGGTGCTGTGCCTGATGTTTGGTAACGTATTTGTCCTCCAATTCCAGGATGCCAATCTTGCCAAGGCCCCATAATGCAATTTTTAGGAACTGCCGCGTTTGCTGTAGGGATTGCTAAAGAAGCAAATGTTACAGGTTGTGCTCCTGCACCTAATGATATCCAACCATTAGATCCTATTCTAAATTGGGTATAGGTTTGTCCGTAAAAACAAAAGGTAAAACCAATATTAAATGTACCTGATTGTGTATCATCTCCTAGAGCAACTAAAGCACCAGTATTAACTTGAGGCGTATAAGGTATGTTAGCTGCACTGTAATTTGTTGTTTGATTGGGATTATTACCTTGACCACATTGGCTTAAATCTGCGGTTAAAGTTGTTGAAGTTACACCACAAGGTAATATTTGATCAGGTCCTAAAAATGGACAATATTGGCTATAAACAAAACTTGTTAATAGTACAAACAAAAATAAATTAATTGTTTTCATAGCCTTAATATATAAAAAGAAAATAAAAGCCCCAAATTTCTTTGGAGCTTTTTACTAAAAATATTAACTTTATATTAGTAGTTCAAGATACAATAGTCAGGTTGAACTGTTACTTGGATATTTACTGGGGTTCCTTCATCATCCCAGTTATAATCTCCAAAGTTAACTTCAGTAATAAGAGCTCCTTTAACAATCCATTCAGAAACGATATCACCTACAGGACCTAAAACTTGGAATGTAAGATCCTTTTTGTAGAAATCTGAATATCCATCACGGCCTGTTACTGATTCGTGTCCTAAACGTACCCATTCCATTACTGCTTGAGCACCTGAAGGGGTAATTGATTCGTAAAGGGTCATCATAATGGGATTCCATTTTGTTTTTCCTTTAACAAATCGTTGAATGTTAATGTGGTTAAGAGCTACAGCTGTTTGAGATAATGTAACAGCAGCCATTCCTTTAATTAAATATGAAGGAATACCATCCATAGTTAATATAAAACGGTTTGACTGTTTTGGTTCAAACGCTGTAAAAAATATTTGTGAATAATCTAAAATTGCCATTTTGTGTTATTTAATTCTTTTATTATAAATATTCAATTTTTAAACTTTTTACCCTGGGAATTGGGCTCCTGTTGGTAATAAGATGAAATCCAAAGAAATGAACTCAGCTGTGCGAGTAGGTTGTACATAAATTTGTCCTACTAATTGATTTTGATCAATTACTGCTGGTCCATTATTTGAATCATCCATGATTACTTTAAAAGCATATAATCCTTGTTTTTGTTGGATTCCTTCTAAATATGGGTTAACTCTATTTAAAAATGAAGTTCTTGTTGCAAGTGTATTTTGTTCAAATACAACTGTATCAGCAATTTGACGGATATAATTTTTCAATTCAATCATCAAACGGCGTACATTTACACGATCAAGAGCAGAATCAGCTTTTTGTAATGTTTTTTGTCCGTATACTACAACACCTTGTTTTGGTAACGTTGCAATTGGGTTAACGTTATTAGAATATAAAGAATCTCTATTAGCTTGGGTTAATTTTAGTTCTGCTTGTAATACTGTACTTAAACCACCGCGATTAATACCTGCTGGAGCAAACCATGGAGCTGATACTTTATCATTAAATGCATATACACCAGGTATTACAGTTGAAGCGGGTACCCAAACATGTTTTCCTGTTGCTGGGTCGATAATGCGAACCCAAGGCCAATATGAAGCAGCATATGAAGTATCACGAGTTTGAGCTTGTGTAATAGCTTGAGAAACTGTACTTCCATATGTTACTAGATCTGCTACAAACATATTATCACCTCTGTTTTGAGTATTTAATATAATGTTTGTAATTTGAGATGTATGAGTATCGTTTAATAATCCAGGGGTAAATAAAAGGTTAAATTGATATGCTTCTCGATTACCAAATAAAGCAATCATATTATTATAGTCATATCCCATTACTCCTTGAGTATTAGTGGATATTTTATCGTATAAGTTAACAATGGGGCTTACTGTTCCTGTAGCACCTCCAAAAGCACCATCTAAAGAACCACTTCCATTTACTGGGATTGAAGCGGTATATGCAGAAACTGCAATTCCATTTGCATCAAAGTAATTTGGGGTAGTGTAATTTACAGCTTTTACACGAACATATCTTGAATTATTTGGGTAACTTCCAGATACAGCCATTTGAATATTAAACGAATCGTAGCTTAATTTTTGATCACCAATTACTTGAGCAATAAAACGAGATGAATTAGGATCTAAATTTACATTATTCCAAGATTCTAAAACAATTTTATTATTTTCAGTATCATCACCACGTCTAATCAATACATTAAATGTACCTGATCCAGTATTTGAATTAGTAATTTCCCATCTTACATTTTCTTTAGTTCCTAAAAGTAATGAACCTGAAGCTCCTGAACCTGAATTATTCATAATGGTTCCTTCTGAAAGGGTTTCAAGTACAAATGAAGCAGAAGTAACATAATTTGGAATTAATGAACTAGTAGCAGAAGTATAAGAACCTGTTGCTACACGGGCTACTAAAAGTGAACTACCACCATAATTAAAATAATTGTAGGCAGCAATTGAAGTTAAATATGAATAAGCGTTACCACCACTAATAAAAGAATCTCCAAATAGCATTTGAAAATCCGAATAAGAAGTTACTAAAGTTGGTTTTTCAACTGGACCTTTTACTGTAGGGCCTATAATAGCCGCACCTGCTTGAACTGGTTGTCCTGTTAAGAACGTGTTATCTATTTCGCTAATTGCTACTCCAGGAGAAACTGTGAAATTTGCCATTTTATCTTTTTATTATAAATATCAATTTTTTTTCTAAAATATATTACTGTTGAGGGAAGGTTGCACCTGTAGGTAATATATTAAAGTTTAACACAATAAATTCAGCTGATTTAGTAGGTTGAAGATAAATTTGTCCTACCATTTGATTGTTGTCTACTACTGATGGTGGATTATTTGTTTCATCTATTATTACTTGAAAAGATGTTAATCCTTGTTGTTGTTGAACTACTGAAAGATATGGGTTAATAGATGCTAGTAATTGGTCTCTAGTAGTTTGATTGTTTTGTTCAAATACAAAAGAATCAGCAATTTGAGAAATATATGATTTTAATTCAATTAATAAACGTCTTACATTTACTCGATCTAAAGCACTTTTTTTCTTTTGTAATGTTTTTTGTCCAAATACTACAATTGCAGGAGTAACATTTGATGAGAATGTAGCAATAGGATTTACATTGTTTTGGTAAAGTAAATCTCTATTTGATTGTGTTAAAACTTTTTCAGTTGTAATCACAGTAGACAACACACCTCTATTTACACCAGCAGGAGCAAACCATGGATAAGCTATATTATCATTTTGAGCATATACTCTAGGCATCATTGTAGATGGTGGACACCAAACTTGACTAGCATAAGAAGGATCAATAGTTTTTAACCAAGGCCAATAAGTTGCAGTATATGAATTATCAAAAGCACTAGCTGCAGTAGTTACAGGAATTAAATTAGAATTAAATCCTACAACATCAATTACTGCCATAGTATCTGCTCTATCTTGAACCATTGTAATCAATTGTTGAACAACTGAAAAATGATAGGATGAATTACCTATTAATCCCGGGGCTGTAATAAAATTATAACGATAAGCGTCTCTATTAGCTAATAAAGCAATAGATTCTGTATAATCATTAGCTGTTAATCCTTGAATATTAGTTGCTGAGATAGTTTCATAGTATGCTCCTGCAACACCTGAGGGGATATTACTCCCTTTTCCATCTCCAAATGATCCACTGCTAATGATAGGTAAAGAACCAGTAAATTGGTTTTTAGGAATACCATTATTATCAAAATAATTTGGAGTAGTTTGGTTTACTTGTTTAACACGAACATAAGCTGATTGATTGACATAGCTTCCTGAAAGTTGAACATAATACTCTCCTGTAGATGGGTCATTGGTTACAACTTCAATTTGATTTCCAATTCTTTTTTCTATATAGTTAGGAGAAAGAGGGTCTAACGTTAAATCATCAAAAGTTTCTAAAACAATTTTAGAAGTTTGAGTATCATTTCCTTGTCTTATATATAAAGAAAAGGTTCCATTATTTACATCAGGAACTCCTATTTCCCATCTAACGTTATTAGATGAGCCACTTAATAAAGTGTTATTAGACCCTGTAGGGCCTGTACTATTCATTATTTCTCCTTCAGCAAGAGTTTCTAATACAAATATATCTTGATTGTAAGGGGAACCAGCATTAAATGCTGAAGCTGAAATAAATGAAGATGTTGCTGGGGTCCAAGCAGTAGCGGTGCTGCCACTTACTACACGAGTTACTAATAATCCATCTCCACCTCCAGCAAAATAATTGTAAGAAGAAATCGAGGTAAAATACGTGTAAGTTTGACCACCACTAACAAAAGTATCACCATATTTATTTTTATAATCTGTCCAAGATGTAACTAAAGTAGGAATACCTACTTTACCTTTAACCGTTGGGCCTATAATAGCAGCTCCTACTTGAGTAGGGACTTGAGTGATAAAAGATTGATCGTTTTCTATTGCTAGTACACCAGGTGATATAATTGTTTCTGCCATT